AACTCTTTTTCTGAAATTTGTGTGAGTTCCACAAGACGTTTCATGTTTAATCCTTTTCTTTGACATTTACATCGACTTTAGACATTGGCTGTCCTGTCATCGTTGTTCCATCTTTATCTTCAACACATGCACCTTCATGGGCTTCTTTACCGCAATCTTCACACATGACTTTTTTCTTTCCATCAGACTTATCAGCAGCTTCGCCCCACATGGTACTGATTGCACTAGAATATCTTTGCATAATCATCGACTTCTGCATGTCATCACTACTGTAGTCAGCATTACCTTCATCTAATGACTCTGTACCTTCAGTGTCAGCAGACTCATCTACTTGATAATCTTCTACCTTATACTTCTTGCCAGAAACTACAAAGGTCTTTTCACCCTTTTCTTTTGCAGCATTAAGTGCGCCAGTGAATGCATTACCTTCTTTTTTGGCGATTGACTTAGAGATTGCCTTACGCTTCTTGTGTAAGAACTCATCAGAACTATCAGTGTCACCATCGTTGTCGATGTCTTTGTCTTTACGGTCATCAAACTTCTTTTTAACTGCTTTAGGTTGAACTGCGTCCAAGCCTTCACCATCGTCAGACTTATTGTTTTTATTTGTTTCTTCCAGTGAAGCCATGCTAAGTGCGTTAGCTACAGCACTCTCAAGACTTTCTGGTTTTGTTGTGAGATACTTAGCCATTTTAATCTTCCTTATTATTTAATTTATTAAGTGTTTGTTTTGCTTTTGCAATTTGCAACTGCAACTGAGCAATACGAGTGATTTTACGATCATCTTGATTTTGTTCAGCGTCTTCATGTTTAGCACCTTTGTTGTTAAACATACCCAGAGAAATAGTAGATTCTTCAAATTCTTCAGAACCCCATCCTTCTACGATCTTTTTCTTAGCAAAATAGTCTGCTATTGCTTGTGCAGTATTAAAAGACTTTTGTCCCTTTACACCTGTAATAGATGCGAAGAAACTATCTGAACCACCATCAAAGTCAGCAGTTCCTATTTCCTTACCTTTGAGCATGATTTTGATATCATCACCTTTTTTGACTATCTTGTATTCTCCCTTACCAGCAAGAACTTTTTCGTCAAGTGGCAGAGAGTGTTGTCCAGATTTCCGAACCTTCTCTGCATCCTTCATAGTCTTGTAAGGTTTGCCTACGTTTACAAACTTACCTTTAGTCATAACCTGTACTTGGAAACCTGAGTCACCGAGTTTATCAACACCTAAATTCTTACGAATTTTGTCTTGATTGCGATTACCCAAATCAATGATACGAATTGTGCCTTCTTTAGATGCTTCATCCATCTCAGAATCTTTCATTATAGAACCATCGGGCATTCTGTGATGTCCAGCTGGTACTTCATCTTTCTTAGAATTCATTTTACCATATGATTCATTCATTGAATCCCAATAAGAGGCGACATCCTGTTCTGTACCATGTCTTTTAACGAAGTCTTTCTTTGAAATTTTGTCATCCATACCATGAGTATATGCTTTGATAAAATCTTTCTTTGACAATTCTTTAGCAGTGCGTTTCTTATCATCTGCACGTTTGTCTTCATTAACATCATCCACAGACTCTTTGTACATGTTTAACTCAAACGAAGTACCAGTGTTGTAAACCTGTACTTGAATGCCTTTACCATTCTTACCCTTTAATCGGTATGAGTTGGTTTTACCATTCTTTGGTTTAGCTGGGCCCATTGCAACCTTATCGTCAATTTCATTTGGGTCGATTTCGATTCCAAATTTCTTCTTTGCGTATTCATATGAATGTTGCATAGCACCAGAGAATGTTTTGTGGTACAAGTCATACTTCTCATCTAATGATTCAGTACCTTCTTCAAATGATTCATTCTTTTGCCCTTCACTTACTTTTCTATCAACCTGTTCCCAAATATCATTTACCTTACTAAGAAGTGCCGACATCTTCTTCATCTCTGAGTCAACCTTAACAGTTAAGTTAATAGTTTTGTTAAGAGCACTGCCTGGCTTTAAAACTTTCATTAGTGTATTTAAAGATTTGTCAGTATCCTTCCACGGAAAAGACAAAGTAACATCTTCATCTAATGATTCAGTACCCTCTTCAACTGATTCATATGTCAATCCGTCTACCAATGAATTGATTGTTTTGAAATCAAGTTTCATTATCTTTGCAATTTCTTTAGCAGACTTACCCATCTTAATGTGGTGATGAAGTTCTTTCATCCTACCTTCTTGCATATCAACATCTTCGTTCTGTTTCTTCAGAACTGCGGCAACTTTAGGATTATCAGACAACCCACTCTTAATCTTTTCGATAGCATCAACTGCACCCGACATATTATTGCCAGCATATCGCTTATCTGAAGCGATACCAATTGCCATCTTAATTTCCTTTGCAGAGAATCCTTCACGGACTTGCTCTAGAGCCTCATTCATGCTCATACCATATCTTGTCATTTTACTTTTCCTATATTCATGGGTTAATTTTAGCCTTTCATTAAGTCTGTTACTGACTTACCAGACCAAAACTTACAAGACCAATAACCAGCGGTAGTCTTATCCTTCTTTTGATCACAATTGTGTCTAGCACGAAATGCTTTTCTTCTTGCAGGGTCATCACGTTTTATTTCCATATTCGGATCACCAAATTCTACTTTAACGACATTTCCTTTATCGTTTCTTACATAAACTTTGTACTTCTTAACATCACCCTTTGTTGGGTTATTTAGTTCTTTTCCACTCTTATCATCCTTTTCAGTCATTTCACCCCAAGCATTCTGAAGTTGGACTGATTCTCCCCGAACTTGTTTTGCGAGGTCGGCATCTGCCTTTCCCCAAGTTCCAGAAGATTTGGTAACAAAAGAGTTAACTCTTGCAAAGGCCCACTGTTGTGGTGTTGTGCCTGGGCGGTGTCCCGTCTTCCATGCAACCATACCCCTGTCGTATACTTTCTTGAGAATACCATATGGCATACCAGACTTTTCTGCTTTCGTAACAAGTCCTTCAATCTTCTCATCTAATTGAAACTCTTCTTTTGGTACACAGTTAGGAACAGTCTTGCCATTCTTAGTCTTTGTACCAACTTGTTTGTGAGTGTCCCAACAAGGGTCATCCTCACCAAACATCTGCTTGAACTTCTTGGTGTGCTTAGATGGTTTAGTATCTGCATCCTTATCGCCTGGCGCTGGGCCATCTTTGGATTTTGCAAAATGTGCTGCACGTTTCTTCTTAGTCGAAACAGACATCTCATCACCATCAGCATCCTTTGCATAATACTTTGCTGGTTCTGTACCTTTTCTATCTTTAATATCTTTGTCTTGCTTTACGCCTTCGTACAACCGACTATATGTTCTTGCCAAAGTCCTTCCATCAATACCACTGAATGTTTTTGCAATCTTTGTTGCATAGTATAAAATGTCATGGGAAAGGTCGTTCTCTTTTTTCTTTCTATCAATTACTGTCTTGAGGACTTCTGCGGCCTTCTCATATCCTTTCTTCTTTGTAGTCTTTGAAATGACTTGGCGAATAAGTTCACCTGTAGACATTTCATCCAGTTCATACAACCACTTCTTATGAGTAGTTCCATCTTCTTCTGAGAAGACAAGATAATTAGTACCTCGGCGAATAATCTTACCACTCACACCACTGTATGATTCAGTAACACTATCTCCGATATTCAGTATCTCTCCACGAATATACATATCGCGAGCAACATCTTCTTCAGTGAATGTTTCTGTTCTGGGAACAAAAGACTCACGAACTCCCATGAACTTACGAACATCTTTAAATAGAGACATTCCTTGTCCAAACCCTTTGGGAAGTCCATTCTTGAAAGAATCGTAATCATCAGATATTGCTGCGGCTCTCATCTTAGATGCAGACATACCAGACACACCTTCTGAATCTGGGTCACGTTCACCAGCAGAGATAACTTGAATGTTTTCAAACTCGTAGTATCCGTGTCTACCTTCCATTTTGTTGTACTTCTTGAGCAATCCATCAAACTCTGATACACGATCAGAACCCACAACCATTATTACTGAGGTGTGTCCTTTGTGGTATAATGACACCGCAATCTCAAATACCTGCCTTGACTTATCAACCAAGATATTTCTAGCATGTTTTGGGAACATCTTTTTCATGTATGCGACTTTCTTCACATAGGGAAGAGGGTCTTTCTTTGCATTCTCTGAATGAGATACAAAGACATAATAAGGAGCACCAGCATTATTTGATGACTGTTTTGCAACTGCGTCCAATAACTTTTCGTGTCCTATAGTGGGCGGATTAAATCTACCGAATGTAAAAACACAAGTATCGCCACGAGCTTCCGTAATATCCTTAAAACTTCTCATTTTGCAGTTCCCACTTCTTTAACCTTTTTCAGTCTTTCTAATTCTTTCAGTCTAAGGGAAACCATAAGCTTCTTTGCAATCTTTTTAACTGCTGCACCCTTAGTCTTCATAATCCGATTGTCAAGATTCTGTCTCTGCATTAGAGATAGATTTGCATAATCATTTGCATCCATACCAGCAAACTTTTTAATAATAAGTTGTTTTGCCGCTTTGTTCGCACGTTGTTTTATCTTACCTTCAGGCGCTTTCTTTAATGCGTTTCTTGCCTTCTTAGCCTTAAAGGCAGAAGACTGAGCCATCTTCTTCATTCTTTGACCCATCTTACGTCTTGCCGCAACAGATAATGCCTTACGTTCAGTCAGATTTAATATTAAGTCATCAAATGTTATCATTTATCCCATGCCTTGATTGCAGTAAAGTTGTTAAAACTAAACTCCATTCTGTCTACTAGTTTAACTGCATCTCCAGATACTCTATCAATTGCAACATATCCTTCTGGATTAGTAACTTTGAATCCATTTGCAGTTTTAATAAAGGTATCAGTCAATCCCTTAACACTATTTAGTTTGCTTACAACTCCCATCTTTGCGTCAACCAAGTGTCCTTGGAATGCAATGATGTTCTCTAAATTCTTGGTGTGCTTCTTTACTTCACGAAGATACTCAGTCTGAAGATTAGTGTATTTATCCTTACCCTTATCACTCTTTACTTTGTCTATTTGTTTCTGGATTGCATCAAATACCCACTTCTCGTATCCCTTTGCATGTCCTCTAGGGTCAGTAATCTTTGCGCCTTGACGAACCTTACTATTATTGTACGTCTTTAACTGAGCACCAGCAAGTGTTCCTGAGAATACTTCTTGTAGTTTTAAGAACTTGTTCAATAATGGTGCGTTTATTTTAGCAAAGGTAGAACCAGCAGATGATAGAGATTTAGTAACGGCCGTAGTTTCACTTGCAGTCATTGTCGCCTTACCAGATACGTCCTTATAAGTTGCATCATCCATCCATACAGATGAAGGTGTAGATAGTTTACTAATGTTTGCACCGAAGTTTGCTTTCATTGCTTGCAAGTCACTACCAGCATATGTGGTGTGCCATACGACACCAATCTTAGATGATTTGATTTTCTTACCCAAATCCGATTTAACATCAACTGCATAGACGATAGTGTTTGGTTGGAATGTATAGTAACTATTACCTTCAATACTTGTTGTCTCAACATCTTCAGAAGTGTACATTAAGTCACCCTGTAAAACATCTTTGATACCTAACTTGGAGAATTCTGCAAGTGCAATCTTAAACTTACTATTCAATCCACCAGAGAGTCCATCGTCATCAATCTCTTGTGAAGTCTTGTATAGTTTTGGAGTTGCGTTGAATACTGATTTCTTTGCAACAAAGAACTTGCCATCAGATGGGTCGATACCAGCAAAGATTGCTGGAGCACCATCCCACTTTACTGTCATGTTTACAGATGAACGTGCTTCTCCTGCAAGCATGTCTCTTAGAGAACGAACAAAGTTAATTGCAGCCCTACCGCCAGGCACACCAAAGTTTAGAATCTCATCTTCGATATGTTCTAGGTGAAGGTTCTTTCCACCCTTGTCTTCTGTTATGAATGAATTGAAGTTAATCATTTTATACCTTTAAAGTCGTGAAATCACACATCATTCGGGTGGGATATCCGTCTTTTCCTTGCGTGTCTCTAATGTTAAGTTTAAACTTATAGTATGGTGAACTCATCTCCATATCAATTCTTTTTCCTTTACCTGTCTTACCACCATAGTATACAGTACATGTTCCAACTTTCGCGGCCGCTTTCATTGCTGCTTCATCCATTTTCTTAGATAAAACTTGTCCTTTCATTTTATGAATTACATGATAACCATATCCAATACCGCTTTCTAGTAACTCTTTCATGGCTGAAGAATTAGGACGGGTAGTTACTTTGCCACCATCAGTTTTAACTTCATCATTAAAAATGGTACAGAATCTTTTGTTATCAATACCAAATAAGTCTAATAATTTTTTGCCATCGCTATTTTTAATTTCACCCTTGTCTATTTCTGATTGACGTAATTTAGTTCTAATGCCGACATTGAAGAATGTAGTGGTAGTTTCAAACTTTAGACTTAAAAATATTTTCTCACCATCATCCTTTTCAAGAGTAATATCAGTAACACTATTACCTATATCTTTACCACTACCTTTAGTATTTGTAAGATTTATTTTACCACTAAAGTCTAAAGGTCTTTTAGTATTCTCACCACCTACTACATTTACTTTTAACCATTTAGATTCACTTAATTTGTAGGTTTTATCCAAATCTAAAATGGCATTTAACGTATCCTTATCTTCTACAGCATCAACTCCTTCTGCAAACCATTTGTTCAGAGCAGTTGCAAACTGACTCTCAAATGCATTACCTCTGTTATTGCTACCACGATTACCTTTAGAACCATTACCAAATTTTATACGGATTGTTTTAAGATCAGCTCCAGACTTTATACCACTTACATCATAAGTCGATTTAAGGGTTCTAGATACATTAATATCTTTAGGTTTTTTTAAATCTATATTGATAGGAGTATCATCACCCCTACCTTTAAGATAATTGAATAATTTAATAACATCACCAACACTTTCATGTGGCCAGTCGGCAAGAGTTTTAGATATTTCTTCTTCAGATTTTGGGAAAAAAGTATATGCTTCGCCCAAGTAGTAATGAACTTTTGAGACATGGTTAACTTTTTCAGTCACCATAGGATTAAGCTGTCGATAATACTTCGATACGGGCATTCTTCAATTTCTCCATGTGTACAAATATATATTACTATTCTATTTATAACGAAACGTACTTAGAACTTCATATCATTGAACTTTGCATACCTCGCATGTTGTCCCTTGTCAAAGCCCGGCGTATCGTCTTGGCCACTATCATTAATGTCAGATTGTGCCTCTTGTTCACAATCATACAACTTCATTTTACTTCTGTCAATACCTACTACGAATCTTTTGTTTGTACCTAAATCATTATAACGATTCTTTAACTGTTTAATCATTAACTGATTTAGTCCTTCTAACTCTTCAGTAGAGATTAGTGCAAACATCAAGTCAGCAGTTGCAGGCAAACCAAACGACTCAGAAGTATCTTCTAGTCCAACATCAGAGTTTGCAAAACCACCACGGGTAGTTTGAGTTGCAGACATGATGGGAAGGTTTGTTTCAACAGCAAGTCCACGAAGTTCTTCAGCGATTGCCTTAATATAGAAGTATGAACCCACACTTGCATTACCCTTGAAACGAGATGAACTACAAATATTCAGATAGTCAATAAAGATAATATCTGGCATGAATGATTTCTTTAGTTGTAGTTCTTTAATCAAACTACGAAAGTGTCCAGAGTGAGCAGATGCAGTTGGGTATTCCTTGATAACAAGTCTACCATTAGTCTTAGAGTTAATCTTCTCAACCTTAGACTCAAACATTTTCTTGGGTAGATTGTGCAAATCATCCATAGAGATATTCATCAGGTTAGCATCAATACGTTCTGCAATGCGTTCTTCTGCCATCTCCATAGTAATGTATAATACGTTCTTACCTTGCATCAGTGTTGCTGCAGCCATGTGACACATGAACAATGATTTACCAACACCAGTACCAGCAAGGGCAATGTTCAAGGTTTTGTTTGGAAGTCCACCTTTGGTAATCTTGTTGAAATACTCCAAGTCAAATTCTAGTTTCTCTTCTTTCTTGTGATAGAACTCAAAGCGTTCATCTGCATTTTCAATATAGTCATGTCCAATGTTTTGATCAAAACCTACTGCAAGTGCTTCAGATAGAATGGATGGAATTGCTTCTTGGGTGTGTTCCTTGTCTTTACCCTCAATAATATTGATACCATTAAGAATTGCATTGTATACCGCCTTGTCCTTACAGAACTTTTCAGTGGTATTCACTAACCATTGCATATCAACTTCAGCTTCTTTGAGAGATTCAATAACCTCAACAACCTTCTGAAATTCAGTGCCATTCAAATCTTTCCTGTTATCAAGTTCAATAGACAGAGTTTCTTTGGTGGCCATCGACTTGTATTTATCCATGAAGTTGTAAATCTCTTCAAAGATAATGCGGTCAGTTTTGTCTTGAAAGTATTCACCTCTAATGAAAGGTAGCACCCTGCGGGCATAATCCTCATTGAAGATTAAGTTACTAAATATTGTCTTTTCTATTGTCATCATTTGCATCTTTTAATAACCCACTTTTATCTAAATTCTGTTCTATTAATTCATGTAATATATCACCAATCAGATTGAAAAAATCTTCAGTGAAAAATTCCTGTCCGAGTCCATTAGAGTCTAGTAGATTCCACTCAAATTGTAAAGAGGCTGAATCGTTTTCTTCATCTTCATTAATGGTAACTTTACCATACTCGTATACAACACCTTGCCATTTTCCTGCTTTATCTGTAAGCCCTATACCTGTCCAAGTTGAACCCTTGTTTTCTACATAGGTATAATACTCACTCATATCTTTTTTAGACATAATTAATTCTCCAGTTTCTAGATACCATTATACTTGTTTTGTTGATGCTTGTCAAGTGATTTGTTGAATATAGAATAAAAAACCCCTTGAAGTTTTCTTCAAGAGGTTTCTGTTGGTTGTGCAGTTATGCATCTGTACTAGGTGGTTCATCCTCTGGGATGTCCTCAACTTCTGGTACAAATTGTCCATACTTGAACTCTTTACCAGCGGCAACATCAAGTTGCTGCATTACTTCATCTGTAAAGTATTTCTCTGGATTGTTATTGATAGTCTTACCAAAAGTTTTTGTACCATCAGGAAGAACAACTCTAGTTGATACAGCAGTGAAGATACCATACTTTAAAGCCAGTTCTAGCAGTCCATAATACCTGTCTAACCCACGTTCATACATCAGACGTACATCAACCATCTTATGCTCTATGGTCAAACGAGATTTAGCATTCTTACAGTGAATAATGTTACCAACAACAGCAGTTCCATCCTTTTCTTTCTTCTTAGAAAGATATACGATAGATGATGCCGCATACTTCAGTCCAGAACCACCACCCATTTCTTTAGTGGGGAACATAGAACCAACTACATCGTATGTATGATTAGTAACAAGCATAGGTACTTTTGCTTTACCTAGTTTCAGTGTCAGTACACGAAAGGTAGCCTTGACTATCTGTGCCCGAGTCATATCTTTGGTTTCTTTACCCTCAGCAGTATCTTCTACTTCTTTTGTTGTAGATAACATACCAAGTGAATCAAGACATAACATCATAGGAGCACGTTGTCCTTCTGGTGTTTCCAAGTACTTATTTAGACAGTTCAATGACTGTGTTCTAAATTCCTGTACTGTGGTTACTGGAAGAATAACCATTCTCTTTGTGTCGATACCCTTATCAATTATCATCTGTTGAGTAATAGCAGATTCAGACTCAAAATACAACACACCAGCTTCTGGGTTTGCATCAAGGAATGACTTAACCATGCCTAGAATAAAGAACGTCTTACCTGTGGCACTCTCGCCTGCAATAGCCGTGATCTTGTTTGAAGCAAGTCCACCATAGATACTACCAGATAATAATGCATTGAATATGTAAGAACCAGTGTCAATAAACGAATCTACATCCCCTGCCTCAACACCTTCACTTACTAATGCAGCGTATTCATTGCCCGCTGTCTTGGCAATATCTTTCAAAAAATCCAATTATAAATCTCCTTCATTTCTGTTTTCAGAACGAAACGAATCAAACCCATCAGGATAACGGGATTCAAGTTTCTCTGTGTTCATATATATGACTTCCTCAATATTGGTATCAAGAGCAATACATGCCTGAACAAGATACCACATGATATCACCTAACTCCCGTTTGGCGTGCCATACTGTATGTTCATCCATAGGTTTCCCTTGGAATAAACACTTCTTAACGATCTCAGTAAACTCACCCGATTCTGCACTCAAACCCATTGCAGCTGTGATTAGACGTTCTGGTGGAACACCAAACTCATCAATTACATCTAAGGCATCACCAAACGCATCTGGGTCTTTAGACTCATCACTAGTAACCTCATCAACAAAATGTTGATAGTCCAGTAATAAATTTGTGTCAGTCATATCGTATCTCCTTCAAATTTCAATTCAATGTATATTATACCACGTTATACTCGTTGTGTCAAGAGAGAATAATACTCTTTTGTGGAGTCTGAATTCCAGTAGTCTGTGTCAACCACCCCGTTGCTATTTCAGGCATTGTCTCTACAACAAATGTTACACCACTCTTGTTAAACTCTAGAAGAGAATCAACCTTCACTCCCGTCATACAGACACCATCAACTAGTGCCACACCTTGTTCATTAACTTGCACTAAACGAGGTCGTTCTATAGTGTAACTGGTATCATCAACTGAGATGAGTCGGCCTATTACTTCAGCTCCGTTCATAAGCACTAAAGTCACTACTTTGTTTTCCATATTTTCCATCATATTTTCCTATGTGATTGGAGAAGTAATACACTTCTCATTAGTTATAAACAGTATACAGTATAAACTGGGTGTTGTCAACAAGTTTTGCGTTATTGATTTATTCATTTTACTGCCATTGCTCCTACGAACATATGATTTCTCCAAAAAGGTTGGACATCCACAAACCCAGCAGCATACAACATGTTACTTAATTCATTCCAAGTGTTTGGTTTCATCATATGCCGTAATGTTCTTTCTTTGTCCATAATATCTTCTGTATCAAAAGACTGTCTCTTATAATCATAATAGTTGAATGTAAGCATATCTTGGAATACTGCATTCTCACAGATTGTCTTTTCTGAAAAGATAAAGGCCCCACCATCATTTAACCCATCATATATGGTTTTTAAAACTGTAAGTCTATCTCTTTTTGGCATAAATTGTAAAGTAAAGATAGACGTTACAAGAGATGCGTTTTCAATAGTTGTGTTACGAATATCCTCCAATCGAAAATCTACAGAACACCAAGGATGTAATTCGGCTAACAAACCTTTGCGTTCTTCTAAATCATCAAAAAAACCTTCGGCAATTTCAACTCCAATGTAGTTTGCATCACAACAGTGATCTTGGTTAGCCTCCAACATACGTTGTGTTAGTTTACCAGTTGAACACCCAATGTCATATACATTAGTTCCGTCTTCAACAAAGTAACGGGACATTGCAATTACATCTTCTAGAAGATTACCATAGCCACGAATACTCTTTTCGATGTGTTCATCAAAACCTTCTTCTCTGTGTGCAAATGTAAAATCAGCCATTATACTTCTCCAATACTTTTTCATAAACGGATGTTGCAATTGCCTTCATCATAAGAGGGGGCACCATCCTACCAATTCGTTCTGCCTTCTGATTCCACTTACCTGTAAGTTTGAAATCATCTGGTAGAGACATAATTCTTTTCAATTCACCTAGTGTTAACTTTCTTGGTTCAATCCAATGGAAT